CCGTATCTAAAGGGAGAATAATTTTGTTTGCTACTGGGCCAGCCATTTTGTATTCCTCCTTTTTTTAAATAAATTTGATCTTTCACCAATTTAAGACGATCAGGAAACTCTTATCTTTATACCTCCGACAGAGAAAGTTAGACCAGTCGTGGCTTGTTGGTCTCCTCCAAAATCGAGGTATCCAATAACGGTTTTGTCCGATGTCGAATCATTCACCAATAAAGCACCGGGAGATGGGCCAATCGTTCCTCCACTCGCTGTCCAGGTTAAATCATCGCAGCCCATTTCCGCTCGATTATTTGCATCGTCTTCGGTTAAGACTTGAGTGGTAAGGGTCTTCGCATATTGCGTATAGCCATAGGCCGTAGGAATTTCATCATCCGAAGTTACCACCTTTGTCACCGGGCCTTCATTTGCAACGGTTTCACTCACAGTGATAATATACTGCGTGACATTTGTGATCGTGAATGGCCCTGGATTTGAAGTCGCATCGGTCGTGATCTTATTTCCGATGACAAATCCATCGGTGATGAAGGAACCCGTAATTCTTGTAATCGTCTTGGCCACAGCGAAGGTTATCGAGATCGCACCGGAGTTCGTTTTGAAATTGATCTTTGTCGCATGATCGTCCCGATTGAAAACGAAACCTTGTCGCATGAGGCAGATGATGATCGAATCGGCAGAAAGATCGATCTGCTTTTTACCAAGCTGGTACTTATAGTGGTTGCTTAGGGTTGCACTTATGGTCATGGTTTATCTCCACATTAACTGACTGGCAGATTGAAAACTGCCGTATCGATGGTAAGGATTGCATCTTTGACAAGATTGATATTCATGAGATTGAGTTCTGCACCGGTTGTCGAGACGGCTCCCTGAATCCTCTTTGCCGTTGTCAAAAGGGCTCCGGTATCATCGGGCCGGACGATCCTGAACCATGTCGCCGTTCCGGTGAGAAGATTGACGCCAGACCAAACCTCGGAAGGTTTTGCCATCTGAGCGTTCGACGGTGTTCCCCATTGAAGAGCATCGGATCGGACGTTGGCAATGGTATTGTCGGTTACTGACCATGTCGCTGTTCCGCCACCGCCTCCACCACCCTTTGCGATGGTAAAGGTAAGGCCAGCGATAGAACTTTTAACCGCAACCTTGCCGTCTCCAGCCGCAGTTGCGTGGGCGATTGCCTGGATTTCTGGAATACCTTCGAGCATGAGGGCGACTTTTCGGGCCACCTTTAATAAATTATCATCTGCGGTGACGGTTGCATAGGTATAATCTACAGCATTGATTGCCACGATGATTGTCTTACCGTCATTGGCCGCCACGGTAATATCAATAGATGCCTGTTTTGCAACGGAAAGTTCCGTGGAAAGGACTTCCTCGGAGGCTTTAGTGATGGTGCAGAGAAGCGATCCACTACCTTCCACCTGATCTGCATCGGATGGAGCAGTCCCGGAAAAAACCTTGATGATAAAATCATCAAATGCTTCTCCAAGACTCTTTCCTCTTTCCAGTAAATTTCTTAAACCAGTCGAATATTTTGTAGCCATCGTCTTTTTCTCCTTTTAATGACCTACCATCTCGATGGATGGCAGAGGCATTGTGAGATTAATTTCGCCACCACCTGCACTCTCAACTTTTTCGTAAAGACAAAGATATTGTCCGAAGCCTCGATCCCATTTATAGATCGCCGTGCCTTTTTCCCCATCCTTAACGGCATAACTTCCCTTGGTAACTTCTTTAACCTGACCCCCAGGAAGACCCAGATAAATACCATCTTCCGAGGCCCATAAAGCCGTCCTTCCAAGAAAACCTGGGCCAACGTCTTCCCCTTCAATGCTAATTGCGGAACCTTCGATTACCTTACTATCTGTAACTTTGTCGTAAAGAAATCCGCCGTCGAGAAGGGGATCATCTCCCAGAAGAAAAAAAACATCATCTCCGGCTCCGACATAAAGACCATCCTTCACGCCCTTGACCATGGTGATCCGGCCGCTAAATTGAAGAAAGTTCTTTCTCATGTCCATTCTCATGGGATGGGTTGCATCGGAGAAAAATACTTTTTGGCCCTGGGCCGCATAGAGACGAGAATTATAGAATTCAATCAGATGACCGCCGACCATTCTTTTCTTGAATCTTAAATCGGGATTCGGAAAAGGATGGGGTTGGCCATCCTCGATGTAACCGACAATCGAACGGTTCGAGAAATAGATCGTGCCGTCAGATTCGATGAAGTTCATTTTCTCTTCCGGGTTCAAAATCGAAAGAAGGGTTTGGGTCGTATTGTTCTCAAAGAGTCTTTTGAGATAAATCCCTTCGCAGAAAAAACAAACCTTTCCATTCGACCAGAGGGAATGAATATTGCCGGAGTATTCTGGATTAAATCCTTTTCTTCTGTGGATCATCTTTTCGTCATCAATGTCGATGTTTTCTCCGACTTCGAGATATACTCCACCTTTCCCAACCGATATTCTTAATGGATCAGCCAGGTTGTTTACTCCGAGAAAGTTTCTAAAATCAAGCCAGGGTTCAACCATCACATCGCTCCTGGGTGCGGCCTGAGAACACGACTCGAATGTCTCAGGCGATACTTCTCCTTTTTAGCGAGAACCTTGCTTGTTTCAAATAAAATCCTATGCTTATCTGAGGCTTTTGGGTCATAGCATTCGGCATCTTGTTTCGAGTAAGCCTCTCTCAAAATTCCATCGATCAATTTCGGATGGTAATCGAAGTTGATTTCCGGCGACAGGCTTTCCCAGGCCGCAAGAGTTAATTGAACAAGCGGCAACCGAGAGGTAGAGAGCCACAACGAATCTCTAACTTTCTGTACAACCGTCGCAGGAACCGTTTCACCAATGACGGTTTCGGAAATGGTAAAATAGTTGGCGGTCGCCGTTACAATGGTTTTTGTCCCATTGTTCGATACCGACCCGGAGATCACGACTTGCGATCCAGCGGAGAGGTAAATTTCAAAATTCCCACCGACCATCTGAATTGTCTTGTCGCCTGCGGTAAAAATCATCTCTCCGGTGTAGTAACCTTCCGCATTGAAATAGGGAACAATTCTCAGTTTTGCCGCTTCGTAATCGGGCACGAGATAGCGAGGTTCGCCTACTCGTGTCTCCCATGAAAAGATATTGTCATCGAGCCAGAGTTCATCTTTGATTTCAATATTCGGCCATCCACTCAGGAGCCTTCCTTTGTGAAGGGCGACAATTCTCGAATCCATAGGAAAGATATATTGATTGGCAAGGAGAAGAATTTTACAGATGGCTTCGGTGGAGGAGTCTCGGAGGCAAAGGGTCTGCCTGCACCATTCATTTAGGACAGAATTCAGATGACGAAGCAGTTCATCATCTTTCCAGAGTTCATACCCTTTCCCATATCCCTTCACATCATCGAGTTTATCCACCCTCGTCGAAGTGAGGATTTCCTTCGTATTCATAAAACCTCCACACAGGGATCAGCCATTCAAGATAAAAACAGGGAGGGAGAATCGGCCCCCCCTGTGTTGATTGTTTTCAAAGTTTCATTCGGCTTCTGTTTCTACTTTTAGTCTGCCCCAGGGAATGTAACCCTTTCCATTACACATTCTGCATGTTGAGAGGACGGGTTCATTTTCGGAATAGGAATCTACGGTCTCCTTGACTCCTTCGCACCTGGGGCATATTTTCTGGATCTTTTGCCAGGCCATGTTTTATCTCCTTATCTGAGATTAACTGGATACGGCAACGCCTATGCCAGCAGCGTCATCGCCAGTGGAGCTATTGCAAACGAAGATTCTGGCGTTGGCCGATGCGTCGTATTCGGTAAATCCCATTCCAGAACAATTTGAAAAAATGATTTTACCCGCAGTCGGCGTTCCGGTAGTGCAAAGTCCGTTAACCGTAGTACCAAGACCAAGGAATTTGCACCTATCAAATAGGACATAGGCATTGACGTCGATCAGGTTTGAAATATTGATCGGGGACATTGTGGCCTGATTTGTGTACCACAACACAACGCAGTCCATGAAATGCGTTCCTGCGTTGCCATTGGTCCCGCCAACTCCGTAAATCTGAAAACCATCCGTGGCGGCCGCCAACTGGTTCCACTGTCCGATGGTGCATCTCCGAAAGGTATTCGATCTCGCACCATCTCCCAGGGTGAGATTCCGGTAGGCAGCAGCTCCAAGTGCTGCCATGATCGGAGAATCAAACTGGCAGTCCTCAAAATAGTTATACGAGGCGTTCGTGCCCAATGTGACATTCTGCACCCCCAGGGCACTATTGAAGTCTCTCTGCCAATGGATAGCCTTGAAGATATTCCCTATTCCCGTAATACTGAACAGCATTTCGTGAAACGCTGCCGTATCGTAAATCCTGTTTCTTCCACCATACACCCCAGGGCCAGCGAGACCGATCAAATGAGTAAAACTGTGTGCCCATACAAAATGATCGATCAATCCGTGGTAACTCGCCCCAGGAACCAGGATTAGTGCCTCGTTTTTATTTGTTCTCAATGCCGCATATCCGGCTGCCAATGTCTTTTTGGCGTTTGAAATGCTCTTTCCGGCATAGGCACTATCGCTTCCATTGACCGGATCAACGAAAATCTTTTTGGTGAACATATCGAGACTTGCACCGCCCCTAATCATGTCAACGGTTAATTCTCCAACCGAAAGTTGTTCATATCTCATGGTAATCCTCCTTTTTTATTCACAAGCGTCTGAGCTTCCCGGCCTTGTTACTCAAGGGGA